TTTTGGTTTTGTCTTCTCTTCATTATACTCATCTTCACTACCGTTGTCAAGAATATCGTCTTGTGCTTTTTGTTCACAGTCATATAATCTCATCTTTGCACGATCTATACCAACCACAAATCTCTTGAAGATTGTTGGGTCATTATATCTATTCTTTAATTGTTTAACCATAATTTGGTTTAACCCTTCCAGTTCCTCAGTAGAGATAAGAGCAAACATAAGATCAGCAGTTGCAGGAAGACCAAATGATTCAGAGGTATCGGTAAGATCAACATCACTGCTACCGTAACCACTACGAGTAGTTTGAGTTGCGGATACAATCGGGAGGTTCGCCTCGACTGCGAGACCACGAAGTTCCTCCGCAATCGCTTTGATATACGAGTAGGAATTGACCGAAGTGTTTTGACGGTATCTTGAACTAGCACAAATATTTAAGTAATCGATGAATATGATATCAGGTTTGAATGACTTCTTCAATGATAGTTCATTGAGTAATGCCTTAAAATGACCTGAGTGTGCAGACGCAGTTGGATACTCTTTGATAATCAGAGTTCCCTGTGTCTTCTTGCTAATATTATTTACCTTACTCTCAAACATGGGTTTGGGTAAGTCTGTAATATCTTGAATTGGAACGTTTAATAAGTTTGCATCAATTCTTTCTGCAATCTTTTCTTCTGCCATTTCAAGAGTAATGTATAAAACATTCTTACCCTCTAAAAGGACAGAACTAGCAAGATGACACATAAAAAGAGATTTACCAACACCAGTACCCGCAAGAGCGATATTGAGCGTTTTATTTGGGAGACCTCCTTTCGTAATCTTATTAAAGTATTCAAGGTCGAATTGAATTCTACTTTCTTTCCTGTGATATGATTCGTATCTTTCTTCATAGTCCTGTAGATAATCGTGTCCGATATGATTATCAAATGATACTGCTAGAGCATCTGATAGTATTGTTGGTATTGCATCTCGATTCTTTTTTTCATCATTACCATCTGCTATATGTATTGATTCCATAAGTGCGAGATAGATTGCACGATCCCGACACCACTTCTCTGTGGTATCAACTAACCACTCATACTCTGCAGGTAAATCACTAAAACCTGTTGTAATTTCTCTTGCTTCTTTTATCTCATCTTCAGTTAGATCAGTGCGATTATCCAACTCAATATTCAGTGCTTCAATTGTAATCGCAGATCCATACTTCACTATGAACTGAGCAATCTCCTCAAAGATTACTTTCTCAGTTCGATTCTCAAAATAATCTGGTTGTATGAATGGAATGACTTTTCTTGAATACTCCTCTTCATAAACTAAATTACGAAGTATGGTAGTTTCAATTCGTTCCATATGAGAAGTGTTGTTGTGCGATTTCGTCCAATTGTTGCATTACTTCTTCAGTAAAATATTCTTCTGGTTTTGCAAGAATTTGTTTTCCATAAACTTTCTTTCCATTGATCTCATAGCGACCTGCGACATTCTTCCACATACCACCAAGTTCACCCAATTCAAGAAGTCCATAGTATTTGTCAAGTCCTCGTTCATCATAATAAAGACGAACTTCAACTTCACGATTCTCTTTACTCAAACGTGATTTATGAGTCTTTGCCTTGATAATATTTCCAATGACATCTTTTCCGTCTTTCTCTTTTTTCTTTGTGAGATAGATGATTGTAGATGCTGCATACTTGAGACCGCTGCCTCCTCCCATTTCTTTAGTTGGGACATAAGAACCGATAACGTCATAGGTGTGGTTAGTTACAATAAGTGGAATGTTTGCTTGACCAAGTTTAAGTGTAAGCATTCGGAATGCACCTTTTACAAGTTGAGATTTGGTCATATCTCTTACCTGTTTATCATTGAGTGCGTCAGTGATTTCTTTCTCTGTTGAAAGCATACCTAATGAGTCTAGCACAAACATCACAGGTTTTCTCTCATCTTCATCTTTTTTTAAGTATATGTCTACTGCCTTTAATGCTTTACCACGAAACTCTTCAACTGTGACAACATTTACAACAACCAATCGTGTCGTATCAATTCCACGAGATTCCAATAGTCCTTTGGTAACGGCTGCCTCAGTATCAAAATAGAGACAATAACCATCAGGATTATTATCCAAGAAGTTTTTAACGACAGCGAGAGAGAAATAAGTTTTCCCAGTGCTAGACTCGCCAGCAATAGCAGTGATTTTATTATTAGACATACCACCATAAATGGAACCACTAACCAGTCCGTTAAAGATGTATGATCCTGTGTCGATGAATTTTTCTGTCTCATCTATCTCCGATGCTATCTTGGTAAAATCATTACCAATCTCTTTCACAATTTCTTTTAAGAAATCCATTCTTTACCTTCTTTGCGATGATGTACTTCAACGTATGATTGACATTTAGGACAAGAAAGATTAGTTACAAAGTCATATGCATGATCTTTACCATAAAACTCTTCTTCTAAATCGTGATCTCCTCCCCAAATCAATTCAGTATTACAATGCCAACAATTCATTTTATTTTTATTATACTCTTTTTGTATCAAATCGTCAAGATCAAATGACGATACCCTTATCTCTTAATATTCTCTTATAAGGTCCGTCAGGATTATCATCTCTAACTTTCTTAACTTCTTTTAATAAATGATATAATCTAGCATCTCCTCCTAATGCAAGTGCATTTACTATTGTTGATAAATCCTTATCGTCTATGGGTAAGTCCATTAGCTAAAAAATAGTTCTAAGTTTACAGTTTTTTCGACATTCCACCCGATTGCATCCAAGATTGCCTTCAGAGGTTCTACAAAACTTTTATCAAATTGTAAGTCATAATCGACATACTTATTGAGTCCAAGTTCGTTTGGAAAGTCTTGGATGAATGAGATTACATTTTCTTGAATGATATTTGGTTTCTTAAGATAGAGAAATTTAACTTTCTCACCATTACCAATCAGTGAATACTTTTTATCAAGTTTGTTCTTCTTGACATAGTGATTAAAAAGTAAAGCACCCCGTATATGTATAGGAGTTCCCTTTTCATATATCGAAGCGACTGAACGATACTTCTGCACATTTGATGCTGTGCGAGGAAATGCAATGTCTTCTGGTGGTAATGTCTTGAACTTCTTTCTTGATTCATCTATAAAGTCAATCACATCTTCCTCTGTGCCATTCATCATCAACTTGAGTGCATCTTTAATCATTGTACGACAAGGTGCAGGAGTTGATGATTTGACTGCCTCAATACCCATCATCTTCAGTTTAGGTTCATCATAACGAACACCTTCACTATCCCATACGTTTAGAATATATCTTTTCTTTGCAGTCCAGATACCACGTTCAGCGATGTTCTCTCGCTTCATAAACATCTTCTGGTCGTATGCATTTACGTACTTGGCCAACGCTTCATAAGAACTCTCAATATAAGGCTCAAATTGTTTTTCACACACCTTGTCAAGGAACGAAACAACGCTTTCATTAGTTTTCTCTCTGCCTTCGTATACCCTATCGACCAAATCACCCAAGTTGAGATAGATACTATCAGTGTCACTTGCAATAACATAATCTACACCTTCCGTTTTTAATATGTTGTTCATTTTCTGGTTCATTTTATTTTCAATCCAACGGATTGATACCTGACCAGATAAGGTAATTGCTTCGGCATTTGCTAATTTATAATACCTGAAGTACTGATTGCCGATAGCACCATAAGCAGAATTAAGAGATATCTTTTTCGCCATTTGGATGTTGTTGCATCTTGCAATTTCTTTTTCAAGTTCTTTCGTTGCTGTCTTTTCATACGCTTTCTTTGCTTTGATCATTCTTTTCTTGAAGATGACACGTTCATTGTACATCTTCTCCATCAGTTCGGGCAAGAACCCACGAACATCTTTACGGAACATTGCACCGTTGGCACACACTGCACTGTCCTTATACATCTCAAATGTTATCTCTTCCTTAAGGATTCGATCAACAGAAGCTGAGGGATGCCTTTTTTCGAGGAGGGTCTCTGGGGAGATGTTATATTGCATAATGAGATGAGGGTATAGACTATTAAGGTCAAAACTAACCACCCAATCATACTTTCCAGGAATCGGTTCTTTGACATATGCACCTGCGTATTTTTCATTCTTACCACTGCGATTCTTTGGAGGAATCACAATATTTCTTCTCTTCAAGTAGTTATAGATAATCGTATCCCACATTCTCACTTGATAGAACACATCTTCATAATTGACCTTTGCATCATATGCCATCGTCAGTGCGAGTTCAATTAACTTCATCTTGTCCTCAAGACGGTCAACCAGTTCTACGTCAATGATGTTGTATTCTACAAACTTCTGCCAACCTTTTGTATAGAAATCCTTGAATGTGTCAAACTCACTGTGATCCAGTTTCTTTTGACCGAGTTCAACACTTGCAATATAATCCAAACGATATGATTCCTGTGCCTTATAAGTAAACTTCTTGTATAGATCAAGATAGTCTAACTGAGA